CGGCATGGCCAAGCCCAATGGTGCCGGGTGCCCTCTTGAAAGAGCTTCCAGATGGGGCTCTCCAGATCGTCCGTGTCCGAGACCCCCCAAAACTCCAAACCAGTGTCCTCGTCCAACTCGACCTCCACGAGCCCCCGGGCTGGCGTGCTTGTGATCGCGGTGACAAAATCCGCATACGTCTCACCGCGCGCTTCAACGAGGCCCAGCACGTCACCTTGGCCTTTGACGTTGGCCATCATCTCGTCAAACTCATCGATCAAAGCCAGCGCCGCTGGGTCTGACTTCAATGCCGACGATGAGCCGGCGTGCGCGAGACGGATGCGAACACCGGCCACGTGCTTAAGCGTTTTTTTCATGCGGCGGCCACGAACCACTTTGTTCGTTAGGCTTTCCGCTTCGTCCAAAAGCCCCATCAGGCGGGGCTCAAATTGGTCGGTTAGAAAGTCTTTAGTCGGCCCGACGTAAATGATCGGGGCAGGGCGCTGGTCAAGGCGCGCCCCGATGATATCCAGCATGCTGTCGGTCTTGCCCGACTGCGCTGAGGTCACCGCGACAACGCGACGATAGCCGCCGTTGTGCGCTGCGGACGACCACGGGATCATGTAAGGTGTTAACCAAGGGTTCCGGGGGCCTGGAATGCCGGAAGTTTCGGGATAAACGCGATTGTCCGCCGCCCAATCCGCGGGATCACGCTTCTGACTTGGCCGACAAATCTCGCTCAGGGTCTGCCAGAGCAGCTTCCGATCTTCGCGCCGCTGCTGAGATGCGTTCGAACGATCCATTAACTTCCTGTTCCAGCTTGCGCCGCTCGGTCATTTCCCGAGTGTATCTCGCAGGCAAAGCGCCAAATTCTGATTTAATAATCGCTCCAAATTCCAACACCACGGCGCGAGCGTCCTCGACTGCGATGAGTTCACGACGTCGCTCCGCGATCCGCAGCTCGATTTCGCGCGTGCGCGCCTCGGTCGCCCTGCTAGCCGCCACGGTCTTGCTGCTCTTGGATTGAAGGTCTTCGTAATAGGCGATCACACCTCGGACCACGGAGACTAGCGTGTATTGGTTCTTGCCCTGTTTCTGCACAAACCCAGCTTTGACCAGTTGATGCACCCACTGCGTGCTGCGCCCGCAAAGCGCGGCAACTTGGTTGACGGTAAGGGCATTGCCCCTTTGCTTGTCGACGCTTTCGGGCATTATATTAAGTCTCTGTTTTTGCTTATATTTTGGTTGATACACGCCGCGAGTAGAGCGAACGTGATTTCACGGCGCCAAGCGCGGCAAACCCCGCCACGCAGCAGACGCATCCACGGAGACAACGCTATGACCACGACAACCATCCGCATCGCAATAAGCGGCCTGCCGGACCACCTGGACCGCAGCCGCATGGATACCATTCTCGACGACATCGAAATCACCATCGCCGATGAGGGCGGCGTTTACGGCACGGTCAGCGCCGACAGTAACACAATCAATATCGAGGTGCAGACTGGCCAGCTTGTCGACGCAACTACCGTCCTCGCCGAAGCCAAATACATCTAAGCCTGATCAAGGAGATCATTATGTCACGCCTCAATCTTTCCGAACCTGAAACCAAATCCAAACCGGTTACCAAGCAGCAAACCCTGATCGATATGCTAAAGCGCCCGCAAGGCGCCACGCTGGATGAGATCGTCGAAGTCACAGGCTGGCAAAAGCACACTGCTCGCGGCGCAATGTCGGGGGCTCTCAAAAAACGCCTCGGACTTTGCATCTCTTCGAAGAAAGAAGAACGCGGTCGCGTATATCGGATTAAGGAGGCCTAAACCGCACGGCTTCCCTCTGGGCTGACATTATTGTCAGTGCACCAGACGCAAAGCTTAGGTCACCTTATACGGTTTTACCCGTATCCCTTTGCGGCTCGCTCGAGCCGGACTAAGCCGGATCAATCGAACCGTACTGATGCACCCCCTGAGCCGCTCCTAGACTGTAACGTCAAGCCTGACGATCAGGACATAGCCGTGCGCCTTGCCCGTGCTGAGACGGCGCTTGATGCCGAGCGCGAAAAAACTGCAATGATGGAGCGTTATCTAGGCGATGTGCGTCGGATGTTACCGCCACCCGATGCCGAGCCGCGCCGTCGTTGGTGGCCGTGGTGAGGGATGACAGTTTCGTTGAAATAGATACAGCCAGCGGTTTTACCATTGCTTTCTGTTAGCATACGTCACGCCTACTTGAAGACAAGGGAGAGCCTCAGCCACGCAAGAAATTCCTTGGCATCTTCTGATGGCTCTTTCCAATCACCGCGAAGTATAGGGTAACGGGGTGAACGCACACATTAATGTCAGCGGATAAGTTGGCTCAGGCTGCACACATGCCACCAGTCTGAGTAAATTGCATCATTTATAAAGGTGTCGTCAGTAAGGCTCTGTGACTATAATACGAGCAATGGATGCCAGCGCCAAAGACCGGTCATCAGCATCTTCAATTTGTTGAGCAGCCTGTAGTGCCAGCGCAATCGTCTCGCGAGCACCAGACGCATCACCGGCCTCAAATTGTGCGTTAGAAATGGATGCCAGCGTCCGAAAACGGTCATCAGCATTTTCAATCCGTTGAAACGTAATAAAAGCGCCAGGCACATCATCAGTCTGAGCTTGAGCCCTAGCAATGGCACTCATCGCCTGAGAACTCCAAACTTTGAAACCAACATCTTCAATCCGTTGAACCGTGATTGACGCGCCGGACACATCACCAGCCCGAGCCTGAGCCTCAGCAATGTCTATCATCGCTTGAGAGCCCCAGAAAGCATCTTCAACCTGTTGAGCCGCCTGTAATGCCAGCGCAATCGTCTCACGCGCACCAGGCGCATCACCGGCCTCCGACTGCGCATTGGCAATGGAAATCATTGCATCAGAACGATAATGAGCCACCCGAATCTTTTGAGCAGCCTGCAATGCCAGCGCAATCGTCTCACGTGAACCTGGCACGTCTCCAGCATTCTCTTGCAACCCAGCAATAACTGCTAAAGCCCGAGAACGCTTATCGTACCCCTCAATTTGTTCAGCTGTGATCAAAGCGTCACGCACATCACCAGCCTCAGCTTGCACTTTGGCAATGGCAGCCCACGTCCGAAAGCGGTCATCAGCATCTTCAATCTTTAGGGCCGTGCTTAAAGCAGCAGGCACATCTCCGGCCTTAGATTGCGCATCAGCGATGGATGCCAGCGCCAAAGACCGGTCATCAGCATCTTCAATCTGTTGAGCAGCCTGTAATGCCAGCGCAATCGTCTCGCGAGCACCAGACGCATCACCGGCCTCCGACTGCGCATTAGCAATGACAGCTAGCCCCAGAGGTATATCGCCAACATTTCCAATTTGTTGAGCCGTTCTTAAAGCCGCATACACATCTCCAGCCTGAGCTTGCGCTTCAGCAATGGAAACTAACGCCCAAAAATAATAAGAAGCCTCTTCAATCTGTTGAGCCGTGATTAAAGCGCCAGACACATCACCAGCCTCAGCTTGTGCCCTAACAATAGTAATTAATGGGAAAGAACGGTCACCAGCATCTTCAATCTGTTGAGCCGTCAAAATAGCAGCTTTCACCAATGCCACGCGAGCGTTGCCAATATCGCCGTTTGCAAGACGCGCTTTAGCCACCTTTAGTTGTTCATTTCCGCGGGACACCAAGAGCGGCCTTTCAGCTTCTGCAATCTGTTTAGGCAGGGCATCTAGATTGAGTGGACCAACAGGCCCAATCAGAAGTTGTACGGCAAGATTACTACTGGGATGCTCTACAACGATGAGGTTTAAATTCTTATCAACTAACGACAACAAATCGACCCGTTCTTGAGCCTGCTCTAAGCTGTCACTCGTCAGTTGCTCTGATTGTTTCCACGCTTGCATTGCTTCAACGAATAAGCGGTTGGCATCAGCATTGATGTCAGCGCAAGCAGGCATAACACTCGCAATGAGCGTGATCATTAAAGCGATTAACTTATTCATATTTACAAGCATTTCTTCATCAATAGCTTTAAGATTCTGTATCCTATTGATATCAAAAATTTGTGATATAACCACACTTTTTGTACTCTTGGGAATAAAGGAGCGAGCAACATACCTCTTTGCGTGTGTTAGCAAACTTCCGGGAATGCATTGAAGGTACGATAGACTCTCCGGTGCTGCGGGCGTTTGATTGCAGACCGAAGCTTCCCTTCCTAAGAGTGATTACTGGCACCCCCTGTTTTTTCTCTCGCTAAAATGACTTAATAGACTTTGCGTGCTTGCATAGAACATCGACAAACGGACCCATCACGTCCGCTGAGATCTGGGGTGTCGAAAAACTTATATAGCAGCTTCTCCAAGGCGGGCCGCTGTCGTTTCTGCAAAGGTGTCGCCGGAATTTTCCCACACCGCTTCACGGCCAGTGAATTCCTGCCATCGGCGGACGGCGACATCGACATACGCAGGGTTCAGCTCGACTGCGTAGCACCGACGGCCAGTCATCTCCGCTGCGATGATCGTCGTGCCTGAGCCAGAAAACGGCTCATAGATTAAGTCGCCTTTGTCGCTGTTGTTTTCGATTGGCCTCTGCATGCACTCGACAGGCTTCTGTGTGCCATGACCGGTCTCGCTTTTGCGCGGTTTATCGATCTGCCAAACCGTCACTTGTTTGCGATCCCCGGCCCAATGTCCAGTTTTGCCCTCGCGCACGGCGTACCAGCAGGGCTCGTGCTGCCAATGGTAGTCGCCACGGCTCAGCACTAGCTGGCCCTTGTCCCAGACGATCTGGGACCGTAGCTTAAACTTGGTTGCAAGCAGGCTCTCTCCTACGACGCCTGCGAACAATCCCGCGTGCCAGACATAGGCCACGTCGCCGGGGAACAAGGCCCATGCTTCGCGCCAGTCGGCATTGTCGTCGTTGAGCACTTTGCCCTTTGCGTAGTCACTGCCTGCAACACCGGCTTTTTCACGCCAGCCGGGATCGTATTCCACTCCGTAGGGCGGGTCCGTAACCATCAGGTGAGGCTTTTCCCCGGCAAGGACGGTCTGCACGGTTTTCTTGTCTGTGGAGCTGCCGCAGATGATGCGGTGCACGCCCAAGATCCAAACATCACCTGGTTGGCTGACCACCGCCGTTTCGTCCGCTTCCGGAGTGTCGTCTGGGTCAGTCAAGCCGCCCGAGGCTTCCAGCAAGGCGTCGGGCAGAACGCCTTTTAGATCATCCTCAGAAAACCCAATCATCGAAAGATCTTCGCCAAGCCCCATGGCATATAGCTCATCCCATTCGACCTGCAGGGTGTCAGGGTCCCACTCGGAGGTCTCAGCCAGCCGGTTGTCTGCCAGCGTATAAATTCGGCGGTCCTCGTCAGACCAGCCTCGCGCGATCATCACAGGAACCTCGGCCATTCCGATTTGCGAAGCGGCCATGAGCCGCCCATGCCCGGCGATGATTGTTCCATCTTCGGCCACCAGCATGGGCATCGTAAACCCAAAACGCGACATGGAGGCGGCGATCTGATCGATTTGTTCTTGCGGGTGTGTTCGGGCGTTCCGCGCATAAGGAATGAGATCTGCGATCTGCCACATTTCGATTTTTGAAGCAGGCCATCGCGACGCATCGGTGCGGTCGCGGGCAGTTTTTGTGGTGGGGCTCACAGTCAACTCCATTGGGTTTTCTGGAAATTAAAAAACGCGAAAATATCGGGCCAAGGCGCGCCGCATACACATCATGCCCCGGAGGGGACCCAAGGGGGGGTGCGTCGACCAGTTGCACTCTCAGGGCGTTGAGTGCGTTTTGGGTAGGGGGGCGTGCTATTGGAATGA